ATTCAAATATGAAAACAGAACAGAACCTTTCCAAGGTGCATCGGGTGCCACGCATCCTGTTCTTGCAGAAGCTGTAACACAGTTTCAAGCTACAGCTTACAAAGAATTATTACCAAGCGATGGTCCAGTTAGAACACAGATCTTAGGAATTAGATCTCCACAGAAAGAACAACAAGCACAACGTGTAAAAGATTTTATGAATTATCAGATCATGGATCAGATGAAAGAATACGAACCAGAGTTTGATTCTATGTTATTTCATTTACCGTTAGCAGGATCGACATTTAAAAAAGTTTATTACGACAAATTAATGAACAGAGCTGTATCTAAATTTGTACCAGCTGATGATTTAATTGTACCGTACACAGCCAACAGCTTAGACGAAGCAGAATCTATTATTCACGTTTTAAAAATTTCAGAAAACGATTTACGTAAACAACAAGTTGCAGGTTTCTACAAAGATGTAGAATTAAGTCCACCTGGTATAACTGTAAACGACGAAGTTTCAAAAAAAGAAAAAGAATTAGAAGGCACAACTAAATCTGGAAAACCACAACCTATGTATACTCTTCTTGAGTGTCATGTTGATTTAGATTTAGAAGGCTTCGAAGATATTGGTCCAGATGGTCAGCCGTCTGGTATCAAGCTACCTTACATCGTAACAGTCGAAGAAGGTAGTCAATCGGTTCTTTCGATAAGAAGGAACTATGCGCCCAATGATCCAAATAAAAAAAGGATCCAATATTTTGTCCACTTTAAATTTCTGCCTGGACTAGGATTCTATGGATTTGGATTAATACACATGATTGGCGGATTGAGTAGAACTGCAACAGTCGCTCTCCGCCAATTATTAGATGCAGGAACTTTGTCAAACCTACCTGCTGGTTTTAAACAAAGAGGGGTGCGGGTAAGAGATGAAGCAGCACCAATTCAACCTGGTGAATTTAAAGACGTAGATGCCCCAGGAGGCAGTCTTCGTGATGCTTTCTATCCTCTACCATACAAAGAACCATCAGCAACTCTATTACAATTAATGGGTATTGTGGTTCAAGCAGGACAGAGATTCGCTGCCATATCAGAATTACAAACTGGTGAAGGCACACAAAACGCAGCCGTTGGAACAACGATAGCTCTTCTTGAAAGAGGATCTAAAGTTATGTCAGCTATACACAAAAGAT